CGGAAGTATTTCACTTCGTATTGTTCAGGCAGGGTAACGAAAAAGCTGTTGAGTAAGCTTATATGTGTATTTAAGTTAAAAGATATTGCATAATATATTATCTTTGATTGGGAATTTTTATGGCTACTAGTGGAACAAATACTTGGAGACCAAATATTGAAGAAATAACTGTTGAAGCTTACGAGCGTTGCCAGTTTAATCCTCAAAATTTGACTCAAAGAGATGCTGTTTCTGCTCGTTTTAGCATGAATCTTATGTTTTCAGAGTGGTCTGTAAGAGGCGTTAATTATTGGACTGTAGATCAACAAATACAGACACTTACTCAAGGAACTATAGAGTATGCTTTACCGGCTGGAACATTAGACGTTGTATCAATGGTGCTTAGACGGTCAGGCACTGACATAGTAATGGATAGAATAAGCTTAAAAGATTATAATGAATTACCTGTTAAAACAACACAAGCTAGGCCTACTCAATTTTGGTTTGATAGACAATATATTCCTAGCGTTTATCTTTGGCAGGCCCCTGAAAATTCTACAGACCAAATAGTATATTGGAGAGTTGTTCAAGTTGAAGACATAACTGCTGCTAACCAAGATACAGATGTTCCTTATCGATGGACTGAAGCTTTATGCGCAGGACTAGCCTATAGACTATCAGTTAAAAAGAAACCGGAAAGAACTGCAGACTTAAAAATAATGGCTGAAGAGGCTTTTTCTTATGCTGCATCAGATGAGAGGGAGCGCGCAACACTTAGAATTACGCCTGCCAGTGTGATTTAGTGTGGTTACTAAAGTTAAAAGAAAGTACGCAAAAGGAAGAAATGCTAAAGCAATTGACGATAGAACAGGATTTAAAGTTAATCTTTCCGACATGCGGAAAGAGTGGAATGGGCTTATGGTCCATAAAAACGAGTGGGAGCCTAAGCACCCACAACTTCGTCCTAGATCAGCTATCGATGCCCAGCAACTTAGAAATGCTAGGCCTGACACATCTACAGAAATTGTTAGAGTTGAATCAACTCACAAACTTAATGTTCAAGCAATTTTTAATGTTGGGCAAGTTAGTCTTACGCTTTCCGCAACTCCAGCAGGCCTCGCCTCCACTACAGCGATCAATTTGGGCACACCAAACGCTTTTGCTTTCGCAACAGGTGTTGCAGCTACCTCAGCTCTTGGAACAATTAAAACAGGTGCTGGTGTTGCTGGTGTTGCGATTACTTCAGCTCTTGGCTCAGAAAGTCTTTCAATTTCGGCTAATGTTGCAGAAACAGGTGTTTCAACTACGGTTGCGCTTGGTAACGAAGTACCTATGTCGATGGATCTTCCAGCGGGTGTTGCGGCTACAGGAGCAATCGGAACAGTTACTGTTAATGCTTGGGGCGCGGGCACTTGGGGTTCAGGGACTTGGAGTAATTAAATGAGTACATATGCAACACTTACGCAAGACATTCAAGATTGGCAAGAAGACGATAACTCTGAATTTACTTCAAATATTGATAACTTTATAGCGATGGCTGAAGAAAGACTTTTTAGAGATGTTCCTTTTATGCCCAAAAATAGATTTTCAGACACAGGAAATTTATCCAGCGGAACGGCTACTTTAGCCCTGCCTTCAGGAGTTAGAAATATAAGATCTATAAGCATTACTGTATCTAGCTCTACTGTGGTACTTCAGCAAAGACTTGACAGTTACTTGCAAGATGCTTACCCAACTAGCGCTACTACAGGGCAACCTAAATATTATTCAATTCAATCAGATACATCTTTATTGTTTGCACCTACCCCTGATTCGGCGTATGCTTATGAAGTATTAGCTTATAAAAAACCTACAGGATTAAGCAGTGGTAATACAACAACGTGGTTATCTACAAACGCGGAAGAAATTCTTTTATTTTCGTGTTTAGTTGAGGCTACAGGTTATCTTCAACAACCTGAAGAATCAGCAGTTTGGGAAGCTCGGTACCAGACAGCTTTAAGTTCATTGCAAAGTGAAATGATGCGTACATCAGGAAATGAAAACACAGTAGGAGTGTAATAATATGAGTATATCCCAAGCAATGTGTACTTCTTTTAAGAGCGAGCTCTTAGATGAACAACATGATTTAAATACAGACACTATTAAAATTGCACTTTATACAAGTTCTGCAAGTTTAGGAGCAGGAACAACAGCGTATGCTACCACAAATCAAGTTGCTAACGGAAACGGATATGCAACAGGAGGTGTCACGCTAGGCTCTGCCGCAATAGCGGTAAGCGGAACAACAGCTTTTGTTGATTTTGCTGACCCGAGCTGGACATCAGCTAGTTTTACAGCTAATGGTGCATTAATTTATAACTCATCAAACGGTAACAAAGCAATTGCAGTTTTAGCTTTTGGAGGTGACTTTACAGTTACAACAGGCACGTTTACAATTGTGTTTCCAGCGGCCGATGCCTCTAACGCTTTAATTCGTTTGGCATAAGGAGAAAATAAATGGCTTCCTCAGCTTCCCCCCTCCTCAAACTAGAGCTTCAAGCCAATGGTGAAAACTCTGGTACTTGGGGTACTAAAACTAATGTTACACTAAAGCGTATAGAAGAAGCTATTTCAGGAACTACAAACATTGCCGTTACTGGAGCTAACTATACTTTAAACGACACACAGTATAATGTTCATGTTGATGGTAGTAATGCCAGTGAAAGCCATGTTGCTCATGTTGTTACTAGTGGAACTTTAACAGGTAACCGAACTGTAATTGTACCTGTTCGCAGTAAGCATTATTTATTCACTAATAATTGTGCGGGTGCGTATTCTCTTACAGTTATTGGAGCTTCGGGTAACGGGACTATTATTCCGCAAGGTCAATCTTTAGCAGTACGGTGTGATGGAACTAATATTATTCCTGCAGGAATAGCGTTTGGTCCTACAGGCGAAGGTTTCTTTGAAAAAGGTGGCGACATTGCTTCAGGATCACCAACAATAATTGACACAGACGGCACAATGTTTGATGTAACAGGAACCACAGGCTTTACAGCCTTTACTGTTGCAAAAGGTCGTATATTTATGTTGCAGTTTGATGGCGCATTAACAATGACGCACGGTGCAGGAACATTAGATTTGCTTGGCGGTGCTAATATTACGACCGTTGCTGGCGACATGGGTTTATTTTATGCAACAGCGGCAAACGTAGTTCGTATGCTTAGTTGGACGCCTGTAAGCGGTTTTACTAGAGCGCAACTTTCTCCAGCGGCAAAACAAGAAGTTATTGCTATTGCTTGTGGTGATGAGACAACAGCAACAGCGGCAGCAACAGCGGTTGTAACTTTCCATATGCCTTATGCGTTTACTCTAACTAGTGTTAAAGCTGGAGTAACAACAGCCCCTGTAGGATCAGTTCTTACAGTCGATCTGAATGAGGCAGGTTCTACGGTTTTAACTACAAAGCTGACAATCGATGCTGGAGAAAAAACCTCTGGAACGGCAGCTACGGCGATGGTCATAGGCGGTGCAGGACCAGCCCTTGCCGACAATGCTCTTATGACTATTGATGTTGATGGTGTTGGGTCAGGTACGGCGGGCGCTGGATTAAAAGTGTATTTGATAGGATACGCAACATGAGTTTTATAATGCGGCCTGTTAGGTTCGCTTCAAGTGGCTACGTCATTGAAGGCTCTGGGTTGTTTACTGACGATTATATAAAACGCACAGAGGTAGCCGGAACTAGCACTAATAAAATGTATTTTTCTTGTGTAGTAAAACCTGCGAAAATTAATAAAGCACAAGCTCTTTTCTATGTCAGTGATGGCGCAAACTATACTGAACGAAGCTGGATTGCGATAGGAGCATCCGGCAATCATATTGAATTGTTTGATAACAAAGCTAATTCAACTCAATTGTTTTTAAAAACAACTGCTGCTTTTCGTGATTTTTCAGCCTATTTGCACATTGAAGTTTTATATGACACGACAAAATCAACAGCCGCTGATCGTAATATTTTAAAAGTAAACGGAACACGCATAACAGACTTTATAACCGAAACTAATTTTACGCAGAATGATACGTTTGGCTCCGCTGGAATTTCTGGTGAGTTTGCAGGAATAGGCGGCACGGTCTTAACAGGCGGTTCAAGTGAAATGTACATTGCAGAAGCGGTAAGAGTTGATGGTGATCCTGATGGAATAGCGCTAGGAGAAACTACAGATGACGGCTTCTATCAATTAATAGACCCTAGCACGTTAAGTTTATCGTACGGAAATAATGGATTTGTAATTTCAGGTGGAGTTAATATGGCTGTTGGTACAGATAGCCAAGCTGGTGGAACTCCCGCTGAACAGCAAGTTATAACTTTGTTGCATATGGATGGCAACGATGCTGCAACCACATTTACTGACAGTTCTAGCTATACACAAACATTTACTGCTGGTGGAAATGCACAGATAGACACTGCTCAGAAAAAATATGGCACAGCTAGTGGGTTGTTTGATGGAACTGGCGACCGACTAGTGATGACAGCTTCTGCGGTTTTTGCACATGGAACAGCTTGGACAGCAGAAGGTTGGTTTAGAAAATCTGCTAACGGAAACGGCACTGAAGCGGTCTATTATCAAGGCAATGACCACTACGTATTTTATGCAAGAGATGCTGCATCAGATAATTCTGGCGTGTCTTTTTATTTTAGTGGCACTACTATAGCTGGCGCTACCAGCATGACTGACAGTAATTGGCATCATTGGGCAATGGTGCGAGATGGAGCAACAGCAAGAGCCTTTATTGACGGCACATCAGTCGGCACTGCAAGTCCAACTTGGGCAACATCAACAGCAACTGATGTAGTTAATATTGGATCACAAAATGCAAGTAACTATTTTACTGGTCACATAGATGAAGTCAGAGTTACGACAGGATTGGCTAGATACACTAGTAATTTCACTGTACCTTCAGCGGCTTTTACTAATCCTGCGACAGCTAACCACTTTATTAAAGTAGGAACCATAATAGCCACTAACGACAGCCCAACAAATGGAGATGCTTAATGGCAACATACGGTAATTATGGTACTTTTAATCCTATTAATGACGGTGGATCAGCATGGAGGCCAACTTTAACTAACGGCAATAGAACAATATCGTCCGTAGCAAATGGTACGCAAAACAACTATCACGCTTCAACTTTATTTGTACCAGCTAATGATTCTTCTGGGTTTTATTGTGAATTTAATCCAAGTGCGGTTCCCACTGCGGACTGGCGATTTGCTTTATTTGGCGATAATTTTAAATATGGTACAAATTCAGAAGTTACTAACTCTCCCGGCGCTTGGGGATATAACAGATCAGGCACATATGATAGCCAAGAAAGTGGCGCTGGTGCTGGAAGTGCTAGTGGAACAGCTTGGACAGCATCAAATATAGTTATGATACTTATTAAGAACGGTAAAATATACTTTGGATTGGATGGTACTTTTGAAAATTCTGGAAATATAGCTAATGAAACAGGATATATTTGGCAAAATATTACAGGAAATGTCTGTCCCGGCATTGGTTGTAACGCATCTGCTAGTACATTTGCTGGAGAATTGATAACTGATCCTGCTTTGATGACACATCAACCGTCAGGCACTAAATCTTTTGGTACAGCCAACCTCCCCACACCAGCCATAATTAATCCAGACGATCATTACTATAGTGTTTTACTAGACCATGACGGGTCATCAACAGCAACAACTTGCACGTTTAATCTTGATACTTACGAGTGGCTGGCAATTATAAAGTCAACTGCTGAAGAAAAGT